AAATTTATAAAAGGTGTACCTGCTAATCAGATTATACATGATCAGGAATTTATTAAAAAAATTATAAATTTTTGTATTGATAATATAAAGCAAACTATACCTTTTGCTCATATGGATTGGTCGATGTCTAATATTATTGTTAGTGATGATCATATGGAAATGGTTGATTGGGATGCTCTTCGACTTTATCCTTATTCTTTAATTGAGTATAAATTAAATAATGATTTAGAACTAGCTTTTGGTAACAAAATACAAAACTACATTTCGTTGGAGGAATATGGTGTACAAAAATTTTAATGGTAATACTTTAAATTATGATTTAGAAAAATTTGATTTTCCTAGATGGGCGCTTGCTAGAATTAATGAAAAATATCCTGAGGTCGAAGCCCTTGAAACTATTCATAAAACGGTGCCTTTAAATGAGGTATCAGCTTTACAAACTTGGGTCTCTCAAGGTTGCGAGACTCCTGAATTTAAAGCAATTTTAGATGATTTTTTAATTGAAAATATAAAGCCTCTTGTTAATAAAGATTTTTTAATCCAAAGATTTGGTACATTAAGGGTTGTTATGCCACAACAAGAAAAAACCGGTAGATTACTTCAACCACATCAAGGAGTATTTGTAGGTAACGGGGTAGGGTTACGTACTGTGTGGACCCCTTTTACTAGAGCTTACGAGTCAAATACTATGTGGATGTGCCCTGTTGAGATCAGTAGAGATATTACTCGTAAAGTTATTAACGAGAGATGGTCACATGAAGAGTATCAAAACTTTTCTCATAAGCACTCTTATCCTGTTACTCTAGAGCCTGGACAGTCTTGGCTATTCAATCAGGAAATGATGCATGGTAATATAAATAATGTAACTGATATTACTAGAGTTAGTATGGATTTAAGAATTATGTTAAGAGGTGATAACTACGGTCGTAAATATCCAGGTCAGTATTTCAGGCATTTATATGATTGGAAGAATAAAAAGCATAGTTACATGAACTCTTCAGAGTCATTTTTAACGTACGTAGGATGGAATTCGCAATACTCAAAACACCTCCCTATGGTTATTCAGAGAAGTTTTATCGATAAATACTTGATTAAAAACGATATTAAGATAAATGATTATACCCAAGAGAATGAATATTTAGATCATTGTCCTAATTTACAAGCTTTAACTAGTTCAATTGATAATATAGTCTTATTAAGTATATACAGTTTACCTGATAATGTTGAATTTAGACATAAAATTTATGAAACTGCTTTTTCTAATAATTGCAAGTTGCATTTCGCTCAAGAAGATATTATACTTAGTTCAGATGAGGATATAAAAATTATTGAAGACTACCTTACTTGGGGCAAGTCTTACTTAGATTGGAGACTAGATGTCTAACGTTTTTACTAATACAAACTTTGCAGTTTTATCTATAATGGATGCCCGTAATTCTACTACAAATGATTATATCGGTAGCACAGTTTTCTTACAAAGAAAACCAGAAGATAATTATGGAAATATTACTATTCTTACTTTTGAAAATGGTAGCATTTATGGTTTAACTGAAGAAGACTTTAATGTTCAGGCGCGTTTTGAAGCAAATGCTGTACCTACAATCACTACTAGGTTAGCAGATGTTTCTGATGGTGGATTGACATTATCAAATAGTAATATAAGCATCACTAGTTATCGTGCTGATGGAACACCCATCACCTAATTACTTTACAAATCAGATATTTCCTTGCGAGATGAATTTAATTACACAAAAAGTAGTTAAGTTCATCTCTCATCGTATTCCTGGTAATTACTCTATCGTTGATCTAACTTGGTTTAATCAATATGATAACTCTATAAGTAACATTGATTCGGATTTTATAGTTGCTGTTGATGTTGCCGATCCTCCTTATTATTTAAAAGAAAAACTTTCTTGGATTAAAAAGTTAAATAAACCTGTTATATTTGTCGGTCCACCAACTAATGAATTTCCTTTTGTTATTCCTTTTTTAGCTTGGTTGCGTTTTAGGTCTCAGTTACTTTTGCCAAAAGAGTCTAGAGATAGGTTCTTTGTTTCTTTTAATAGAAAACCACATCAACACAGAAAACTATATATCGATACTATTAAGTCTTCTGGACTTCTAAAAAAGGGATTTGTTAGTTATCACAATATTAATCCTTTACACAAAATTCACTCTTTAGACTTTGATGAGGACATAGTAACTTTACAGAGTTTAGCTCAAAAAATTGACGAAAAACAATTACACTCTTCATTTGAAATCATCTGTGAAACTTCTCCCTCAAACAATCATGTATTTTTAAGTGAAAAGTTCAATAAGTGTGTAGCCTCAGAAACACCTCTATTTTTAGCAGGTAATTATAAAGCTTTATATACTTTAAAAAAGTATTATGGATTCACTGATTTTGGACCGGATGATTCTTATGATTTATTACCTACCTACGAACATCGCATCGTTAAGATGCTATCTCTAGCTAATTCCTTTTTTGATTACCCCATAAATTCAGTTTTTGACAATGCTAAGAAAAATGCATATCATTTGTTTAACCACTTTGATACTATCCATGATAGTATTGTGGATAAATATATTGAAAAGAGCATTAATTATGTTAAAAACAGCAACTCGTATGGCGTTTCTTTCTAAATTAATTTATGAAGATTATGAAACGATCAACACTAAACTTTTAGGGATGGGATTTAAAGACTGGTTTTGGTTTGATAAAGACGGTACTCAAGCTTTTATTATAAAAACAGAAAAAGAAGTTGTTATCTGTTTTAGAGGTACTGAGCCTGATCAATTAACTGACGTTCTTTCAGATCTTAAAGCATGGCCAAAACGTAGCCGTGAAAAAGGACTGGTTCATTTTGGATTTGCACAAGCTCTTGATAGAGTCTATGATAAAATGATGGAGCAGATTCAGCGTTTTGATATGTCAAAAGTTGAAAAAGTAATCTGCACAGGTCACTCATTAGGTGGGGCTTTAGCTACTCTTATGGCAAGTCGCATCGATGCTGAAGAAGCATATACTTTTGGGTCTCCCCGTGTAGGTTCTCGTTCTTTTGTTAAGGAAATGAAAGCTGATAAAATTAAACTTTATCGGTTTGTTAATAATAATGATATTGTAACTAAAGTGCCTTTAGCTCTTATGGGTTATCGTCACTATGGTGAGCTATGTTATATTAACCACTATGGTAATATACGCAAAATGACTCCTTGGCAACGAATTAAAGATCAATGGCGCGGTCGTTTTAGAGCTTGGCAAAAACGTGAATGGTTTGACGGAGCTAGAGACCACTCTATGGATTTATACTTTAAGAAAATAAAAAATGTCAGTCTACAGAGCTAGGACTTCCTGTCCAGTATGTAATAATCAAGAAGAGGTTTGGTTTTCTAATGGGAAAATTGAACCTCTTGATGTTGTTGAGTGCCCAAAATGTGAGCATATGTTTGAGCCTCAAGATTTTGTATCTACCTTCCTTGAAATGAAAAATAATTCTACCATATCAGCAGCCTATGTAAGCCTTTAGTTGCTTTACACTTTGTTTTTAGTTATTATTACTTATCATAAAAACAAAGGAGCAAATTATGGGCAAGAAAAAATCAAGAGCACATCAGGTTTCTAAAGGCGAACGTCGTTGTGTTAATAAAAACCTACTTAAATCTATCCGTTTAGCGTATTTATCTTCTGATGAGAGAATTCGTAATCAGCTTACGGCTTGGCGTTCTGGTAAAAATGTAATGCTTACAGTTCCTAATCCTGATAAAAAGAATACTAAAGAACGCATGATTCGTATCCCAGCGACAGAATACTGGGGTTATCCTCGTCAAATGTCTTTGAAGATGCGATAATGCCTGAAGGTCCAGAATGTACACGCACAGCCCGACAAGTTGATCGGGCTGTTCGCGGTAAGTCTTTAGTAAATATAAACTTTATCTCTGGTAGGTACACTAAGCAGTTACCTACTGGTTTTGCTGATTTTTATATAGCATTAGAAGAAATGCACTTACCTATTAAGGGTGTATACAATAAAGGTAAATTTATCTGGTGGGAGTTTGGTGACTTACTGCCTATTTGTTATATGTATACTACTCTTGGTATGTCTGGTAACTTTAAGCTACAACCTTCAAAACATACAAGGATTGCTTTTTATTTTGATGATGACTCTGCTATCTACTACAACGATATGCGTAATTTTGGTACTGTTAAATTTGTTTTTGAAGAAAAGGATCATCAAAGAAAGCTTAACTCTATTGGACCTGATATGCTTAATAATCCTTGTACTCTTAGCGAATTTATTCATATTGCTAGACGTAAGCCTAAATGGACAGTGGTTAAGTGGTTAATGGATCAAGGTCAGATTTCTGGAGTTGGCAACATCTATAAATCAGAATCTCTATTTTTAGCAGGACTAGACCCTCGTAGGCTTATGGAATCTTTTTCAGATGAAGAACTTGAGAAACTTTACTATGCTATATGTAAAATACTAACTGCTTCTTATGAAAGTGGTGGAGCGACTATTCGTAACTATTCAGACCTACATAACAACCACGGCAAATATACTAGGTTTGCTTCTAGTCCTAAAGAGATGCTTGAGGCTAGACAATCTCGTGTAATGGTTTACAATCAAAAAGAAGATATTTATGGTAATCCTGTTCAACGATTAAAACTGAACGATGGACGTACTACATTTTGGTCACCGGAGGTACAACACTAATGGCTTGGTCTAGTTATAATCCAGTAGAAAAAATGCCACATATTTATGGTGAGCATGTAAAACAAGACGGAGTTCTAATTCCGACTACCGATGAGGTAGCTTGGCAACATTATCGCTGGCATCGCTGGGTTTATAACAAGTTTGAAGTAGCAGAATCACAAGGACTGTCTTGTGGTCTTGTACCTACTGAGCCTACTGAATTTCCTGTGGTAGTTAAACCTGTATTTAACTTAATGGGAGGAAGTATCAATGCTCGTGTTTGTCATAACATGGATGACTATCGTGCTATAACTGATCCAGGATGTTTTTGGTCTCCTTATCATTTTGGTGAACATCATTCAATAGACCTTATACTACTAGACGGTCAAATTATGGAAATGTTTTCGTTTAGAGGTGAGAAGCTACAGTTTGGTGCTTTTGATTTTTGGTCTCTCAATGATGATGAAACTGACGATGAGTTATTAGAACTTATAGAACCATGGGTAGAAGAGTATATGGATGGCTATACGGGCTGTCTTAATATTGAAGTTATTGGTGACTATATCATCGAAGCTCAACTTCGTATGGGTGATATTGATAGGTTAGGAGACTCTGAGTTACTAGAAGCTATTTGGCATCTTCATAACTTTCATGAATGGGTCTACAGTCGCAATGAGCAAACTCCCACTGAGTTTTATATAGCTGCTCTATTCGCTCAACCTAATAAACAATTTAATATAGATTATAAACTATTTGACTATATTGTTGGTGATGCACTAGTTTATTATCAAATTGATGATCCTGATATGTATCATACAAATCCTCCTTCAGGTAATCGTGTAGCTCTTTTTTGTGACTATGAACTAGATAATGTTATTTGGGCTAGAAATATATGTGCTGCTATGATGAAACCTGATATTGATGGAAAGTATCTTCAACCTCTTGAAGGCTACGTTGAGTTAAGTATTTAATTGCATAAAAGCCTTATTTTTGTTAATATATAAAAAATGAGGAGAAATGTATGAAACGCTACAGACCATCTAAACTTACAATGCAAGAAGATCATGACCGTTGGTTACGTAAACGCGGTGTTCATCCTGAACAACTAGCTAAAAAGCATAAAGCTAGTAATATTATTCCCTCATATAAAACTGAACGTGTGGCAGACACTTCTGACTTTGTTGGTAAGATTGTTTATCGCAAACAACTTACTCAAGAAGAACGTGATGCTGTAACTGCAAAATATACTATCGGACAAGCTTATAACAAAGGCGGGCTTGTAGTCTTGTCTACAAAGGAAGCAAATGACTCTGCAACAGGAAAGAGGCGAACATGAGTAAAGCACAACAATATGATATTTTAGTCAAAGAACTTTTTGAGTTACTTGACCGAACCGAAGAGACAGATGAAGGTCGTGTGTTTAGACCGGTACAAATTTCTTGTAGTCGTGAAATGGACCGCATGAAATTGAACCAAGTTTTGAGTGACTTAAAACGCACTGTAGAGGAAACACCATAAAAACATGAGGCGAGGTAAAAGTAAAACAATGAAAGAATATATTGAGATTCGGATCGAGCAACTCTCTAAAGATAGAGAGCTAGCTAGAGATGATTATGATAAGATGTGGTATTCAAGAGTAATTCAAGAACTTTTATGGGTGTTAGAAAATGACAAAACTGATTGATCAAGTAGAAATAAATAAATATGCAAATGACTTTATTCGTCGTGTTGAAAAACAATGTCAAGAAGAAGTATATGTTGATTTTAAACTAGCTACGATTAAACTTGATTGGAGCCCAAAACGTAGATGTTCTCGTGGAGGTATGTATGCTGACGGGCCTGGTATCAATATAGCCATGCATCATTTAGTAAAGACCCCAGGTAACATATATTATTCAAATGAGTACAAGTCTTTTGACAATGACCCTGAGATTGGAGGCATCTACTCTCGTAACCGCTGGCATAGACTTGAGATGGTAATTCTGCATGAAATTGCTCATGCACTTCAATATTATTCCTATAGATTAAATAATTATAGATGTACACCGCACGGTCCTGCTTTCAAAAACTTTTATCGCAGACTTCGTAATATACACTTAAACCCTTTCCTTGAGGATCAAAAAGAGTTAGGTGATTATTATAAAGAAGCTAAAAGGCAGATTGATAAGCTAGATCAATTTGCATGGATGAATAGAGCTGCTAGTGCTAAAGATTCATAATCTTACTCCAGATTCTTTCCATAATAAGTATTTTCTTACACAAGATAAAGCTACTACATTATCAGATTATTCTTGGCTTCTTAATATACCTTTTTCTTTTGACGAGGACTCATATTTGTGCGAAGTAGAGTTACCTAAAGGCTGGCATAAACCAGATTTAAAAGCTATTGATTGGGAATATTTATCTAAGAATAAATCTAAAAAACTTATCTTAACACACAGAGTTATATATTCTTTACCAAACTATATAGATGATTTAAATGATCTAGTTATTAAATATGACCTTAAAGATAGAGTTTTTTGGTTGTCTATGAATCCCTGTGATTTTAAGCATAAAGATAAAATTAACTTTAAACTATTGTTTTTAGATAGTTTAGTTCACGTACTTCTTGAGTGGTCTGTTTATTACTTTTATTATTATTTTAAATACAAAAATAAACTAAATATAACCAATAATTATAAACTATCAATTCAAGATTCTAGGTTCAACTTCTTATCACCCATAAACGATATTAAAAAACATAATAGAATATCTTTTGGAGAATGTAATAAGTATTTTTTCTCTGTTTCGAAAAGCCAAAAAGCCCATAGACTTTTAGCAACGTACTTACTCCATAAAGATATTGATAATTCTAAGTCTATAATAACTCATCATGGTTTTAAAAGCCTGTCATTTGATATTGATGCATATCTACGTGCTTATGCAGATAGACTAGATCACTTTGATATTGATATTAATGCCTTACTAAAATTTAAGGATTTTAGAGGAGATTCGCTAGGAGATGTGAATATACCTGAAGAAGATGTACATACGCATATAGCAACCACAACTAGTAAAGCCTTTCAAGTAGCGTATAGTTCTTGTCTTACTCAATTTGTAAACGAGAGCACTTCTAATGAAACTGAAATTTTCTTTTCTGAAAAAACATGGTCTAATTATTTATTTGGTAGACCTTTTATAATAAACGGTAACAAAGGCTCATTATACTATTTAAATAAGTATTATGGTTTCAAGTCGTTTGACGGCTTATTCAATGAGAAATATGATCTTATGGATTCCTATGTTGATAGAGTTTATTATGGTGTCGATGAAATGAAAAAATTTTGCTCATTAGATTTTAAAGAGGCAAAAAAACATGTAGAGTCTTTTGAAGAAATATATAAGCACAACTATAGGACATTTATGTCTTTAAATTTTTCTGATATATTTATGAGGATATTCCGTGGAATCTAGTTTCTGTTCGAGACCTTTTAATGAAATGCATATTGAGGAGAATGGGAATGTTACTCCTTGCTGTGTTATGCCTTCAAATAGATTCTTTATGGGAAAGGGTGTAAAAGAGTATTTTTATGGAGACAGCCTAAAAGAATTAAAGCAACAGTTTACTTCTAATGAAAAACCAAATAGTTGTGAATATTGCTGGAACGCTGAAGATGTAAATCTTAAAACTCATCGTATAGATAACAAAGCAGAAGGTATACATCAGATTCACATTAGATTAAATAATGTTTGTAATTTTAAATGTAGAATGTGCAATCCAAAGTTTTCATCAGCTTGGGAAGTTGAGAACAGAAAGCATAACTTTTTTCAACATGACTACATGACACAGAAAGATGTTTTTGATTATGATCCAAACCTTTTACCTTTTATTGTTAAATTAGCAAAATCAAATCAACTGAAGTTTTTAAATATTTCTGGAGGCGAACCTTTAATTACTGATGCTCATTATAAACTTTTAACTTTTTTGTTAGATAATGGAGCAAATAATTTAATACTTGGATATTCTACTAATCTTTCAAACCTAACTTATAAAAATATTGATCTTATGTCTCTTTGGTCTAAGTTCTATAAAGTACTGATAGAAGTAAGTTGTGATGGCTGGGGTGACGCAGTTGAGTACTCTAGGACTGGTTTTAAACGTGATATATTTATGAAAAATTTTATAAAAGCACACAGCTATATTAATAGGATTAACTGTGTCGTTAATATTTATAGCGTATGGACTTTACCCTATATTGAAAAAATATGTGATAAGTTTGGTGTTAAGCCTATATACTCCCCTTGCTTTTTACCAGATTTTCTAAACCCCCAACACTTATATAGAGAAGACAAAGATGAATTAAAAAAGCTTTATGAGCCGTATCCTAGACTACGCCAAGTTTTTAATGATTATATAGATAGAGATAAAGTAACTTTAGGTAAAGATATGTGTGAGTATAATCTCTTGCTAGATTCATATCGTGGAACTGATTTCTTTAAAACTTTTCCTCAGTATAGGAAATACTATGATTCTGGTAGCTAATGGTTGTTCTCATACTGCAGGAGCTGAGATGGAGTATGTCAGTCAGCGTAGATGTTATGAAAAAGCGTGGCCTAAGTATTTATCTGAATTACTGGGATACACACACATAAACTTATCTGATTCTGGAGCTTCTGGTCATAGAGTTGTAAGAACTACAATGAGATATGTAATTGATCAGTTTTCTAAAAGAAAAGACTTATCAGACCACTTTTTTATTATTAATTGGCCTGGAGCTCATAGAACTGAATTAAGAAAGCTATCTGATGGATCAGATGAAGAGCAACTCTTATTTTATGATGATGAATGGTTACCTTTAATCGTAGGTAATGATGAATCTTATAAAAGAACTTTTTCTAAAAGACTTTATACCTATTATAAGTCTTGGGTTGCAACATCTGAAGCTATAAAGCCTAGATTAGATTATTTACATGATATAATTCTTTTACAAAACTTTTTCTTACTTCATAAGATTAAATTTCTTTTTTGGTCAGCAAGTTATGTGAATTTGACTCCTGCACACAAAGAGTTAGAAGGATATAAAGGTTTAATTCATTCTAAAACTTTTCCATATTTTACTGACGTAACTCAATCATATACTGTTTTACTTAAAAACAATGGTCAGAAAATATCTGAATACAGCTTACATTCACACTATGACGAAAACGCTCAACGTTGGTTTGCATCTTATTTACATTCTTATCTTGCCAATTCGTCTATAATTTAGTATGATAGATAAAATTATGGAGAAATTTATGGCAGAATATCTGGTAAGGAGAGCAAAGTATGGATTCGAAGTGGCAAAGTTTGAAGAATCGAGTTATCCCATTGATGTTTACAGTGTCAGTGGTAGCAGATGTTATTGTCCTGCTAGGACTCGTTCTTGTAAGCATATGAAGATATTTAAAGCATGGGAACGTAACGGTTCCCAACCAGGCGAGGTGTACGATGACACCGCAAAAATTATTAATAGGTTGGTATAATGGAAGTAATTGTATTATCAGGTGGATTCGATCCTGTACATGATGGACATATTAGTATGTTTCGTGAAGCAGCAAAGAAATACGATTATGTGATTGTAGGACTTAACTCTGATGATTGGTTAACCCGTAAGAAGGGTCGCGCTTTTATGTCCTACGATGTTCGTAAAGCTGTCTTGCAGTCGATAAAGTATATTGATGAGGTCATGGGAATGAACGATGATGATGACACTTGTATCGATATTTTAGAATACGCTATTGTAACCCACACAAACGTATCTTTTGGTAACGGCGGAGATAGAGCAGATGGTAACTTTCCTGAATTAGAATTTTGTAAAAACAACGATATTAACATAGATGATACACTAGGCGGTGATACCAAAATTAACTCGTCTTCAGATATACTTGCACAATGGACTTGGCAATTAACAAAACGTGATTGGGGTTTATGGAAAGTTCTTGCTGATTACCAAACTGTAAAAGTTAAGGAGTTAGTCGTAAATCCAAAGAGTGAGTTGTCTTGGCAATCACACGAAAAGAGAAATGAAATCTGGTTTATTAGACAAGGAACTGCTACAATTTACTATTCGTCTGATGATGACGGAGAAGAGGTATTTAAAACTACTAAGAGGGAAAACCAAACTTTTGATATACCAGTAAGGAAATGGCATCAACTTGTCAATGAAACTGAAGAACTACTTTCTATTATTGAAATTCAGTATGGTTCTGACTGTATTGAGTCAGACATCCTTCGCGGCAGTCGTCCCTCAGGAGATTACCTGCCTAGCTACTAATATCTACTGGGAGGCTAGAAATCAATCTAAGGAAGGTATGATAGCTGTAGGCTCAGTTACTAGAAATAGAGTACATGATAAGCATTTTCCTAACAACTACTGTGACGTAGTATATCAGGCAAAACTATCAAAGTGGTGGTTTGAAAATTATCAACGTGAGGTACCTTTAAGAAATAAATGTCAGTTTTCATGGTACTGTGATGGTAAGCCAGATGATATTCCTAATTATGATAGAGAACTGTATGAGCGTATTAAGCGACTAGCCGTTCGTATATATTTTGGTTACACTCCAGATAATACTTATGGGTCAAACTTCTACCATGCTGATTATGTTTATCCCTTATGGGCTGATTCCATGATACATACAATTACAATTGATAACCATATATTTTATAGATCAGATTAATGGATAAAATTTATCTCGGTAATAGAAGTAAAAACAGTACTGCGAAGCTATATGTAGAACCTCTCTTTGAAAAATATTTTAAACCCTTCTTTCCTGATTCACTTTTTTTAGTTTTACATACTAATCCTTTAGATATCTCAAAAATAAACTTTTCTCAATATAGATACATATTTCTTGTTCAAGTTTCTGATCCTGCTGACTACGTGGGTAAAAATTGGAAATTTCTTTTTGAAAACTTACAACCTTATTTAGATAAAACCTTTGCCGTATGTAATTACTATTCTCAAATTCCTTTTAAACAAATATCCATAGATTGGCCTTTGATCTATGCTTTGAACTATTTGTCTCCTCTAAAGCTAAATAGACAACATATAAAGAAATATATGTGTTTGAATAATCAAAACCATCCTTATAGAGTTGAGGTTGTTGATGCCTTAAAAAAACATGGCATTTTTAATGATGGATTTGTGTCTCTTACCGGTTCTTATTCCTTGCCTTCAGAATCTTCTTTAAATAAAGTCTCTACTAACGTCTTTGCTAAATTTACTAACTCAAGTTCTTTTAATCCTTTTCCTGTAGAATTTTTTCAAACCCCCTTTCATTTAGTAACTGAGACCTCACTAAATGTGCATCAAATGTATATCACAGAAAAGACTGTAAAAGCAATTTTAGCTAAACAACTAATTCTTCATGTAGGATCTCCAAGAACTATAGAGTATTTAAATAAACAGTATGATTTAGATATACCAATTTTTTTGAATAATTGGCTCGATTTAGATGAAATTTGTAATTTTCTTAAAAGACCACTAGATGAGTTAAATCAACTGTATTCAGAACATTCCTCTACCTTAGAAAAATCAAAAACAAAATTACAGAATCAGTGTAATCCTATATTTGATAGACTGATACTTAATAGTTTTAGAAAACATGATATTATTCTTGCTGATTAAAAATGAATATTTTTTTAGATGACCTATTTGATTTAAATTACTTTTCTGATCCAAATATCTACCTAAATAAATGGACTCATAAAGTATTTGAACATTTAGATGAGTATATAGATAATTCTCTTATAATCAACGTAACTACTCTACAAGAAAAAACTTTACAATCTTTAGAGCTAAATCAGTATAGGTATATATTCATATTAGACCTTGTAGATCCTCCTCACTATAATACTCATTTGCGGATTTTGAGTAATCTTTTTAGTGATCATTTAGATAAAACATACTATGTATCGTGTGCCCACAAAAACCCTTATTTTAAAACCATTTACTTTAATATATTTTTAGCGTTAGGCCCTGAAAAGATTGTAGAGCTAGATACTAATAGACAGTTTATCAAAAAATATGTATCATTTAATCGTAATCCTCATTACCACAGGCTCTTGCTTTTAAAAACTCTGTATGAAAATAATTTACTTGAGGAAGGTTACGTAAGTGGTTACCTATACGCCAATAATAAAAGTGTATTTTCCTTAAAAAATTATCCAAAAAGTTTTATTAAAGATTTGGATTCTGATTTTTTAAATTTATTTCCTATAGTATGCAAAGAAGATTCTTTAGAAATTAATTCTGAGATTTATAACGACGATATAGAAAATGATTTTTATAATATTCCTAAACCTTATTATCTTAGTCCCGTGTCTTTACTAGCAGAAACTTCTACACATAATGATTCTCTATTTTTAACTGAAAAATCACTTAAATCTCTAGTCTGTAAACAGCTTATAATGCCGATCGGTAGTCCTAGAACATATCAGTTTTTAACTAAAACATATGGACTTAAAAATTATGGATTTGATTTTGAACCTAGAATAGCTGATCATTCTTTTGATTATAAAATTAAATACTACTGTGGGTTTTTAAAAGAAACAACTTTAGACGATTTAACAGCTATTTATAAGCAAAAAGAGGATATACTTGAGTATAATAAGAATAAAGTTTTAAAGGAGTTCAAGCAGATCTCTTACAATTTATTCTTGACTTCTCTTAAAAAACATCATATAATTCATTCATAGATGCTCGAAAGAGGTCTATTACATATCTTGCTTAATTAAAAGGAGAAAATGATGACTGGATCATTCGCTTATCCAAGAAGCGCATTTTTGGGCTTCGACCATATTTTTGATGAACTACAAAAAATCCGTGCTCATGCAAACGACGGATACCCTCCCCACAATGTGATTAAAACAGGTGAAAAAACCTACACGGTTGAACTAGCTGTTGCTGGTTTCAAGAGAGACGATTTGTCTATTGAAATCAAAGATCATGTGCTTACTGTTAAAGGTGAGCGTGGTCAACGCAGACCTGAGGAACAATATATCCATCGTGGACTAAGCACTCGAAAGTTCTCAAAATCATACAGACTCAGCGAGTATACAGAAGTCGTTGGAGCTGATCTTACTGATGGTATTTTGTCTGTTGACTTAGAGGTAATTGTACCTGAA